TTCAAGGCCTACATCAGTAGAAACAAATCCAGTTCGAGTAGTTTGAGTTGCAGTGACAATCGGGAGGTTGCTTTCGACTGCCAAACCTCTTAACTCCTCGGCAATGGCCTTGACGTAAGTATAACTATTAACATTAGCACCAGGTTTGAAACGAGAACTGGCACAGATATTGATATAATCAATAAACACAATATCTGGTTTGAATGTTTTCTTTAGTGCTAATTCATTGAGTAAAGATTTAAAGTGACCAGAACCAGCAGAGGCAGTTGGATATTCTTTGATAACTAAACTACCTGTTGTTGCTTGTTTTAATTTTTCTATCTTGTCTGAGAATATTTTACGATTCAATGAATGTAAATCATCAGTAGAAATATTTAAAAGATTAGCATCGATACGTTCTGCAATACGTTCTTCTGCCATTTCTAAAGTGATATAGAGAACATTTTTATTAACAGATAATGCATGAGCAGCCATGTGTGTCATAAACATTGTTTTACCAACACCAGTGCCTGCAAGTGCCACGTTCAACGTTTTGTTTGGCAAACCACCTTTTGTTATCTTATTGAAATATTCTAAATCAAATTCAATACGTTCTAACTTTTGATGATAGTAATCAAATCTTTTATCGACATCATCTAAATAATCATGACCAACATGAGAATCGAAAGACACACCTAATGCATCGCTTAGTATTTCTGGTATCGCTTCTGGTGTCCGTCTTGTATCTTTATTCTCTAGTATTTGAATACCATCCATCACTGCGTTATGTATCGCACGATCTTTACAAAATTTCTCTGTAGTTTCTACTAACCAATCTAGGTTGATCTCTTCTGGATTTAACGATTTAATTAACTCAACTATCTGTTTATATTCTTCGTCTGTAATATCTCTACGATTCTGAATATCAATTTCTAAAGTTTCTTTAGTTGGAAGTTTATTATATTGATTAGTAAAATTAAATATTTCTTTAAATAAAATCTTTTCTAATCTATTTGTAAAATATTCTTCTTTAAGAAACGGTAATACTTTTCTAGAGTATTCTTCGTTATATAGAAGATTCTTTAGGGTTGTTCTCTCTATTCTTTCCATTCACTTCTTTCTCTATGTTTTCTGACAATATGTCACCGATAATGCTTCTAAACTTATCAGAATCAGTATCAACATTATTTGGATTACGAACAACATCATAATCAAACTTTAATCGTAAGTGTTCGCTTTCCTCGATGAACTTAACTTTACCATAAAGGTAAATCACATCTTTGAACTCACCATCTTCGATAATAATACCAGATTGTGAGTATCTTGGATTATCTATATAACTATACTTCGTTGACGCCATAACTAAATTCTTTTTTAGCTGCTTCGTCTAACTGTTTCATTATTTCGTCTGTGAAATATTTCTCAGGTTCGTTTTGTATAGTTTTAGCATATTGTTTACTACCATCAGGTAGTTCAATTCTTGTTGATACTTGTTTAAAGATACCATGTTTGACTGCCAAGTCTAATAGACCATAATGACGATCTAAACCTGTATCATATCTTAAACGAGTATCGACCATCATATTTTCTTTAGATAATCTACTCTTATGTGTTTTACAGTGAATGATATTACCAACAATGTCGGTACCATCTTTTTCTTTTTTCTTTGAGAGATAAACAATGGTTGATGCGGCATATTTTAATCCAGAACCACCACCCATTTCTTTCTGTGGGAACATTGAACCAATCACATCATAAGTATGGTTAGTGATAACAAGAGGTACTTTTGCCTTACCAAGTTTCAATGTTAATACTCTAAATGCAGCCTTAACAACTTGTGATCTAGTCATATCTCTTGTTTCTTTACCATCAGCAGTATCTTCGATTTCTTTTGTAGTAGATAACATACCTAAAGAATCTAACACTAAAAATAGTGGTTTTCTATCTGCCTCATTTAACTCTAAGTATGAATCTAATACTCTGAGTGATTGGGTTCGAAACTCTTGTACTGTAGTCACTGGCATGATTGCGATTCTTGTAGAATCAATACCACGACTTTCAATTAAATCTTTTGTCAATGCACTTTCTGATTCAAAGTACACAACGTTTGCATCTGGATTATTGTCTAAGAAACTTTTGACCATACCTAAAACAAAGAATGTTTTACCAGTAGCACTTTCACCTGCGATTGCAGTAATCTTGTTTGCAGGTAATCCACCATGGATTGAACCTGATATTAGTCCGTTAAATATATACGAACCTGTATCAATAAAACTAGCAACATCACCCGCTTCGACACCCTCATCAACAATCGATGCGAACTCATTACCTGTTTCTTTGATTATTTGTTTTAAAAAATTCATTTACTTTTCACCTCCGTTAGTTCTAGCTATTATATAATAGTAGTTGTTATTATAACACATTTCTTTAAATTTGTCAAGCAATTCTTCCTCTATGTAGAAATGCTCTCTTTCTGTGTCTGTGATTAGATTAACATAAACCATTAGAATATTTTAAATCTTTCTAAACGTTTTAATATTTTCTTTATTGGTTTATACACTTCCCATATTGTTTCGATATGGTTATCTAATTTTTTCTCTATTTCTTCTAGTTTCTTTTCTATTCTATCTAACTGTTTTTTATCCATTACAATATCTTAAATTTTTCATATTCTACTTTGAGTGTTTTTTTACCTGCGTTCTGAAAGTTAATAGTCACAGTGTTATTAATACAAGACTGCACTTGTCCTTGACCCCATTCGGGATATTCAACGTGTTCTACTATTGTGCCCGGCACAAGTATTGATTCTGAATTTTCATACATTATATTTTATACTCTGACCTATCGTCTTCATCTTTTGGTATGAATCTCCAAGGTATCGATCTCCACTTCTCAATATTTTCATTCTCAAATCTTAAACTTTCATTTTCTGGCACATAATTACTTGGTGGGTCAATATAATTTTCTGTTGATACTTTGCTCCACACAACTTCAAATATTTCTTCCCATTCGTGTTCATTCCATAATTGTTTTATTTTTGCCATTGTTAATTCTCTATTGTATTCAACCTTGCGTTGATAATCATAATATTCTTGTAACTTAAAATATTCTTGTTCTGATATCATTCTCATATTTATTTCAAATCACAAACACTATATGTTTCTTTGTCGAGTTCAACACCAATATATTTTCTGTTCATTTCTTTTGCAACTTTAATAATACCACCTGTGCCTGCAAATGGATCAACAACTAAATCATTTTCTTTTGTAAGAAACTCTATGGGTAGTTGAATGAACTCTGGTGGGAAAACATAGAATGTATTTTTAGTTTTCATTTTATAATCTAAAACATTCCTCATCCAATCACCAGTTCTTCGTATTGTGCCTTTCTTTGTAAAAATACAGAAATGAAAATATGGAAAGATAAACTGATCTTTATAATCATTTGGCATAGGTCTTTTTAAAACTATCTTATAATCTTTCATTATATAATCTCTGTCTAACATTCTATTGATTAACATTGTGTGTTTAGAATGAATAGCACCACTCATCTTTCTATCTGTTTGACATAGACCTATGAATCCAGTATCTTTTGTAATACGAGTAAAATGATCTAAACAACTATCAACAAACTTACTATACATGCCTAAGTCTTCATCTAAACCTAAATCGTTAGAATCAGGTATACCAGTAAAAACTAATTGGGTAGTGTTATCCTCTATCTTAGGTAATATATTGAAACAGTCATCGTTTATCCACAGGTTTTCCATTAAAAAAACTCCTCTAATGTTTGTTTTCGAGTAGAATGAAAATAATCATAGTCTTTTTCTTCACTAAAACACCATACGTTTTCGATGTAAATATCATTCATAAACTCTTTGTGTTGTTCTTTATCTTTGAGGTTCTTAGGTCGTTGCATAATTCTCATACCAATTTGACCTCTGAAACTATCTACTTGATTGATAAGATTGTCACTTGTATAATATCTTTTACCTTTGACTTTTGGATCCATAATATTAATTAAAGTGTGTTTACTTCTTTCAATACAGTTCAATGATACAGGCACAAAGAAATCATCTTGCCATTTATTATATTCATTGAACTTATGCCATGATTGATCTTCTTCATGTTCACCACCTTTGTTATATTCTTCAGTAGAGAAATATGGTGGTGATGTAAACGAACAATCAATATTATCTATATTTTGCCATGGTAAGTTTTCTGCACCACTACGATAGATAGTAACTTTCTTTTCACCATCAACAGTAAATTTATTATTTACTTCAAATATTTTTGGATCACTATTACCTAAAATGTTTTCATATTCAATACATTGTTTTTTATATACTTCAAATGTATTTGGGTTTGGATCACAACCAATATATTCTTTTGCATTACTTGTATAGAAACCAGCAAGTCGATCACCCCAACCACAACTTGTATCTAATACTCTTTCTGCGTTAGTCATATCATAAACTGCTTTTGCAACAACTGGTTTAAATTGTGTTGCGATATAAGTGCCAAGTCGTATTGCACCAAGATAATTAGAATGATCTAAAGTTTTACTTGATATGCCACGCCATAATGCACCGAGAATACCCCATACTTCTTTTGCATTACCTTTTTCCCATACTTCAGCAGGGCCTTCAAAACTATAACATGGGCATCTCAGTCTTAATTGTTCATGGAAATAATTAGAACAAACGTTATATGTGTTTGAACAATCAATCAAACCAAGACCATACTTATCAAAGTTATGTTCATAGTCATCATATTTTTCAAATACTTTTCTCTCTAACTTATCTTTGGGTGTTAGGTTTGTTGATGTATCAAATGATTTTAATTTAAGAAAGTTATCAACCATTCTTTCTCTAGTATAGTTCTTAAATGGAAATGGTGGTCTTTCTGTGGCAATATATTCTGCCAAGTCTAATCTAAATTGTTCTTTACCTATCTGTTCAGTCACAGATTCAAACTGTGTTCGATTCATTATAGGTAATTGTTCTTGGTTAAGATATGGTGTAAAATCAAACATTATGAAAAGAAACTTTCTATTGTATTCATACCACTGGCATCTACTTTCCAATTAATCGCATCAAGTATAAATCTCAATGGTTCAAAGAATGACTTTTGAAACTGTGTTTCATAATCAATCAAGGCATGAAAGTTAAACTGTGGTGGTAATTTAGTCATAAACGATATCACGTTTGTTTGATATGCATTAGGTTTTCTTAATAGAACATATTTAATCTTATCACCTTCATTGACGTAAGTAAATCTTGTGTGTAGTTTCTTTTCTTTAATAAGATGATTATAAATTAATGCACCTTTCACATGCATTGGTGTGGACTTTCTATAGATAGAATTACTGTCTGCATACTTTTTAAGACCTTTGACTGATCTTGGAAATGCAATCTGTTCTGGTGATAGATGTTCGAACTCTATTCTAAAATCATTTACAAATGTTCTTAATTCACTTTCTGATTGTGTCATAATGATATTCAATGCTTCTTTAATCTTGGCACGACAAACCATTGGTGTAGATGATTTAACTGCTTCGATACCCATCATTTTTAATTGTGGTTCTGCATATTGAACACCTTCAGAATTATGAACATTCAGAATATATCTTTTCTTGGCAGTCCAGATACCTTTGTCTGCAATAACTTCTCTTGCCATTTGCATCTTTTGTTCATATGCATTCATATAATCTGCCAGTTCAGCATAACACTTATCAATATATGGTTCAATCTTTTCTTCACAGAATTTATCTAATGCCTTGACCACTTTTGTTTTATCTAAATTAGAACCAATCTTTTTTACAAGACCAGACATGTTGATATAGATTGAATCTGTATCTGATGCAATAATATAATCTTTCTTTTCTGTTTTGATTAGTTTATTTAAATACTCATTCATCTTTTTTTCTATCCAACGAATAGATAATTGACCAGACGTTGTGATTGCTTCTGCCATTCGATGATCATAATGTCTAAAGTATTGATTACCTATCGCACCATAGGCACTGTTTAGAGATATCTTTTTTGAAAACTGAATAATATGATACTTGGCAATATCATCTAATAATTTTTTGTTCTTTGTCTTTTGATATTCTTGTTGTGCTTGTATCATCATCTTTTTATATTTTACACGATCATTATATTCTTTTTGAATAATCTCTGGTAGAAAACCTTGTTTATCTGTTTTATACATTGTGCCGTTTGCGGCAACTGTGACATTTTTATCTTTAAGTTTTGTAAGATTATATTTTCTATCTAATAGTTTATCAATATCTT